CTTTTTCTTGGGTTTATCGTCCGCGCCGCCGAAGCGAGCGGAGACGCGCTTGGTGAGTTCTTCCCAGTAGTCGACGCTCTTGGCATCGTAGCCTTCGGCGACCAGACGCTTGTCGATCGCGTTGGTGATCGCGCTCTCGTCGTTGCTGCCGTCGGCTCGATACCATGGGTTCGCGGCGACCCACTCCGTCGCGTAGCTCTTGACCCTGGGATCGATCTCGGCGGGACGCTTCTTGGCCTCCTGCAGCTGGCGATCGGTGGCCTCCAGCTGAACGACGCGATCCCGGGCCGCGTCGCGCAGGCGCAGGGCAGCGGCGGCGTCATCGCCATTGGATGCCTCGATCGCCCGGGCCATGATGGTCTCGGCCTGTTCCGCCTCGCGCTTGGCCTCCTGCAGCCGCTGCTTGACGGTCGCCTCATCCGTGGTCAGAGCGCGCCCTTCCATGGCGGCCAGACGACGTGACATGAGGTCGTTCTGTTCGCGCAGCAGGGTCAGCTCGCGCGTGGCTCGTTCCTGAGCCGCCTTCTGCGCCTCGCGCCGCTTCTTGCGCTTCTTGCGGTTCTTGTTGGCCTCGTCGCCATCGCCGACGATGGGTTGGTCATCGTCGTCATCGTCGAGGTCTTCGGACAGACGAGCATCCTCGTCGTCATCATCTTCAGGCTCGACCGTCTTGGGCTCAGAGCCCGGTTCCGGCAGCTTGTCGGTCTCGACGATGACCAGTTCGTCATCGTCTTCCTTGAGCGTGGTATCTGACATGTGCTTCTTCCCCCTAGTTCACGACGGACCAGTCCTCGGCGAGGACATCGGTCTGCGAGGCCACCCACGGCACGACGTCGTTGTCGACCGTGACCATGGCGATATAGGCGCGATAGGGGACCATCTCCCCGAAGCGCCCGCGAGCGGTAGGCGTCTGAGCCGGGTAGCTGGCAGCCGGGACGTAATAGAGCCACATCCCCTTTCCGTTCCAGCCAGCGCGCGACAGCCGCTTACCGTCTTTCAAGAGGCGCACGGCCTCTCCGAAGTCCAACATAGCTTTTCCCTTTCGATTGGCAGCTACGAGCTTAGAGAAAGGCTTTCATGGCCAGCGGATCGCCGGTTATCTTGCCCACGAGATCGAGATCGTTGAAGATGACCATAACGGCCTCGTCATCGTCGGGCAGCTTCACCGTCCAGCGGTCGCCGCCGTAGCGGGGCACACGGACGAAGTCGCCGACAGCGGCCCACGATCCCTCGGGCCACGTCTTCATGGTGNTGCGGTTCTTGAACGCCAGGGAGCCNACCGAGATGACCTTGGCCACCTGNGTGTTGTAGTGCTCCGTCTCGCGGATGTCCGACGTCAGGATGATGCCGCCCTTGGTCTTCTTCTTGGGCGTGCGCACCTGNACCAGGACACGAGACCCGAACGGCTCGACCCCCGGGTCGCAGGGCGGAAAAGCGTCGTCGATGTCGGCGTAGTCGAACTCGATCTTGTTGGCTATCTCTTGCATTCGTGCTTCCTCTGCAAGGTGGTTAAAGGGCGTTGTCCTTCGTCTCCTTGTCAGAGATGAAGTCGTCGATCAGCTGCCGGGCGCGGGTCAGACCGGCGTAGATGCCGACCACGCGCCCNTAGGCGAAGGCATCCTGTCCCNGGGGCCGCTCGATCGCCGAGACGGCCAGCGCGGCGCGCTCGTCGTCGATCAGCTTGAACAGCGCCGCGATGTTCACCACTTGGTGCTCGGCTTGGTCTTGCCGCCGGTCGCGCCGCTGCCAGCGCCGGTCTGCACGTCCTGGCCCATGGCCAGTTTCTTGTGCATCGGCATCGCGGTGTCGGGAATGGGCTTGCCCTTAGTGTCCTTCATAGGGGTCATATCAAGTTCTCCTTAGACCTTCGGTTTGGAACTGAGTCCGGTGCCATCCGTGACCCTGGCGTGCTTGCCCGCGTCGATCTCCATCTCGGCGATCTCGATCGCGGTCCTGTTGTCGGCGGCGTTGACCTCAACCTTGGTCTGGTTGTCCTGGGTCGTGCGCGCGTCCTCGTGTTGCTCGTGCATGTCGTCCTTGGACGATGCGAGCTGCAGTTTGGCCTGCGCCACAGCCAAGTTGCCGCGCGCTTTCTCCTGGTCGGCGGCCAGCTGGGCCACGCGCACCTGGGTGCTTTCGGAATGAATCTGCTGGTCCATGCCGATGCGCGCCTGATCGACCTGCTCCTTGGCCTGATCGGCAGCAGCGCGCCGCGCCGTCTCGGCTTGGGCCACGGCCACCGATGGGTCGACCGGAGGCTGCGGCTGCAGCGACTGCATCATCTGGATCGCCTTGTCGATCACGGCGGGGAGCGCCTCGAACACGCTCGGGGCCTGCTGCGCGATCGTCGTCGAGGCTTCGGCCAGCATCCCATCCAGCGCCTTGCGCTGATCCGGTGTCTTGACGTCGTAGAGCATCTCCCCGAGGTCCTCGCCGGTCGCATCGCCGCTGAGGTCGTAGACCTGAGCGGCGTACCACATGGCGATGTGCTCCTTGATGTGGTTGAGCATCACCGGGATCAGCGCGGGCGCGATCAGCTTGCTCATGCCCAGAGCGGGCGACATCATGTAGCTCAGGTGAGCCTTGAGGTGGGCGATGTGGTCCTGCTCGGGGAAGGCCAGGATCGGCTTGCCCATGGTCGCCGCCACGTTCTCGGCCACCGCGTTCAACTCCACCGGATCGACCGGAGGGTTGAGCAGGTCCATCGGCGACGGAATCTTCAGGGTCTGGAGGATGCGCTCCTCGACCTTGCGGGCGTTGTAGAGCTGCGGCAGCAGGGAGGCCCGCTGCGCCACGGCCTGGACCTGAGCGAAGCGCTGCGCCTCGCTGAAGATGTTGGGGTCCGAGACCGGGACCACGTCCATCGGGCCGCTGAAGTCACGGCGCGAGGCGACGTTCTCGCCCAGCTCCTCGATCTCCATCCGGTCGTCGAGGTACATGGCGTTGAGGCGGTGCAGGACGCACAGCACCCGGGCCATGGCGTTGTGCAGCCGCGAGTGGATCGCGCTGAACACCACCATGCCCTGCTCCATATTGGCCAGGGTGGTTCCGACAGGGGCGTTGGGGTTGTTGGCGGCGGCGTCCTCAAGGGTCGTCTGCACGACGCCCTTGCCTGCGTCGACCAGGAAGCCGAGCAGCTGCATCAGGACAGCCGACGGCTGGTTGAAGGGCAGCGGCATGGCCAGCTTGCGGATGTCGTCGACGTTCAGGCCGCCCTCGATCTCCATGATCTCGGTCGGCTGGATGTCGAGTGACTGGCCTCCGCGCGAGCCACCCTTCAGCTTCAGCATGGTCTGGGAGTTGCTGATGTGCGCCGAGTCGAGCAGCGCCCGAAGCGCGCCTGTCGACGCCGCAGCAATCCCGCCGATCATGTGGATGATGCCGATCGGATAGGCCCCGCGCCAGGGGACGAACGGGAACTCGATGATCCACTCAAGTTCTTCCTGGGTGTCGTCTTCCTCGTCCCAGTTGCGGTAGATCGACAGCACGGTGTTGGTCGTCTTGTCGATCGAGATGATGTAGGGCGCGGCTCCCTCGGCCTCGTCGTCCTCATCAAGCTCCATCGTCACGTAAATCTCGAACACGGTTCTCAGACCGTCCTCGTTGTAGGCCGTCTCGGTACGNCCCTCGATCTTGTCGTTGGCCTGCGACGCCTTGGAGCCCTCTGGGGCCATGCCCGGCATCACGAGGTCGACGTCGCGGTACATGCCGCTCTTGACCCGCTGCTCGAACTCCAGCTGGGTGATGTACTGGACGTGGGTCTTGCGCTGGGCCGTGTAGAAGTTGGTCGCGGCGAACGGCAGGTAGACGTCGTCGATCGGGATGAACAGGAAGTCCGGTCGGTTGCGCTTCTCGTCCCAGCGCAGCTTCAGGTATTGCGCCCCGCCNAGCGGCAGCTGGGTCAGNAGCTGCTCCAGCTCGCCCCGGAANCCCTTGCTCTGGGTCGTGAGCTGCCAGTTCATGAACANGGCCTTGCGGCGACCCTTGTCGGCGCGCTCCTGCGTCGCCGTGCCCGGGATCATCATCTTGGCTGGCCCGTCGGCCGGGAAGATTTCCTTGATGGCCCGGGCGCTGAAGTCGACGCAGACCTCGGTCAGCAGCGGGTGNACGACCTTGGACGCCCCCTGGAACGATGCGCCTCCCGGCGCGTCATCCCCGAGCCCCGTGCGCCGGATACCCTCCTCGTACTGCTTGTCGCGCTTGCTNCGCGCNTCCTTGTCGCGCTCGATCAGCTCGACGAGGTTGGTCGAGACCTTGTTCATGCCGCTGTCGGACATGGTCTCGGCGAGGTTGTCGTAGAAGTCGCTGTCCCCGGGCTTCGGCTCGTCGTCGATCTTGACGATAGCTCCGCCATCCTCGGTNTCCTGGACGTCGTCCTCGCCCGCGTCGAACTCGACGGTTTCACCCTCGGGCAGATCGTCGTCCATGTACAGCTAGCCCCCTAANNTTGGCAGTCTCAACGTGTAGCACTGAGCCGGTGAACGGGCAAACGCTCACCGGCTCAGGTGTAGTTCGGTCAGACGGAAGACAGCGTGCCGGTGGCGGCTTGCACGACGGCCACGTCGGCGTCGCTCTCNTCCTGCGCACCNGCCGCCTTGGCGGCGTCCAGCGCGGTCTGGTCATTGGTAGCCGCCGCCACAGCATCGGCTACCGCCTTGGCTTCCTGAGCGTCACGCGCGGCGACGTAGGCGGCGAAAGCGTCGTTGAAGGCTTGGGACATCTGGTTCTCC